ATTAAAGTATCACAAAATATTTTATGATTAGCAAATGAATCTAAATCTATATCATTATCTGATATTATGTCTCCACAACCATAAAAAGTATTAGTTAAATAATCTAATAAACATTCAGCTGGATTATTAGAATAAAAAACATCAGTTGATAAAGTATTTCCATTAAAAGTTCTAACTAATTTACCTTGAACTTCTGCACCTAATTTAGCAGTTAATCCTGTTACAGATTCATCTCTATTATATTTTAATTCACCATATAAATATGCAACATTTGGCATTGTTCTATTTTCAGCATTAGTATTCCATTTAGAAGAAAATGTTTCCATAGGAGAACATCTTCCACCAGCTTTAAACTTTTTAATTATTAAATTTCCATTTAAAAAATCATCTGTATTACCATCTGGATCTGTTGCATTTGTTACATTACCATCATTATCTAATGTTAATTTAAAATTATCCCAATATATATCGTCAATACTTTCAATAGGCCCCTCACATAATGAAATAATAAATGCCATTGTTTGATTATCAGATGTAATATCAGCAAATGTTATTGATCCATATATTTTTGCTTGTCCATACACAACAGGAAGCTTATTACTTGGGTCTGATGCAATTCTTTGTTTAACTCCAGGATCTGGACCTGTTTCCCCACCGGCTGGTATATCTGGTGCAAATAATTTATTTGTAATAAATGAAACTGCTACTGACAATGCAAATCTAGCTATCATCCCTTTAATACCTGTGGATGTAAGAACTGTTATAATTGGTGCAGCTGCTGCCATGATTAAATTTCCTTTTTATACATTGATTGAAATTCTTTATAATTCAATTTATTAAAATTAATATTTGTTTTAGGTATAGAATAAAAAATTATATCTTTAACTTCTTTATGATTTTTTATTTCTTTTTCCAATTTTTTATTCATTCTATAAAATATAGATGAACCTCTCTTTTTAGGATGAACCCAAGTTAATAAAACATGTAATTGTGTTATGTATGGATTTAATAAATTAGGTATTTTCATTCCTAATAATACACCATTTATAACACCATTTTCATCTTCTGATATTATTGCAGTTTTATCTTTTGCTATTGCTTGCATTAAACCTTTATAATATTCTGTATTATTTTCTTGAAATTGACCAAAGTCAAATTCTTTTCTGTGCTGTTCAAGTAATTTTACACCTTGATCAACATCTTTATATTCTCCGATTCTTATCATTATATTTATTTTCTATTAATCTTCTGCTCCAAACCTAGGATTAAAGTCTGCCATTGAGGCAACAAATTCCATAGATGCATCATTATTTGTATGTTGTTTAAATGAACTATCAGATGTAAATCTACCTGATTTAGTATCTAATAAAGCCCCTACTATATTTTTACATTCAATACTTATATTAACATTTCCTTTTTCAGTATTTTCTTCATCTACTGAATGTGAATTAATTATACCTTGCCATTTTTGATAAACCTGTCCTTCAATAGCACCTGTTTCATCATTCCAAAAAGCTTGATATATTGTAACTATACCACCAATAGCATTTACATTTTCTAAAGCAGCTATGATTGTGTTTGGCAAACCATTTAATTGTATAGTTACTGAATTAGTTTTTACATCTTGTGTTTCTTCAACAGCAGATAAACCAATTATATTTGATCCAGGTAAATATGTATCACCATTATAAGAAATATTTGTATATCCAGTATTTAAAAATAAACTATCATTATTATCAGAAGTTACTTGAAATTTAATTAATTGAATTGGATAAGTTTGTCTATTTGCAACTTCAGATAATGTTGTTGAATCTATTGTTTTTACCATTATAATATCTCCTGAAAATTAAAAGTATCATAAGCATAATAATTAAATCCTGGACCAGGAACAACTGTTACATTTGGTCTACCAATTAATAACATTTTAAATTGTACATTATTACCATAAGTAAATGTATCACTACTTGTAATAGGATTAATTGCACCAGTCATTAATTTAAAAGTTAATAAATTACTTGAAGCATTTGCATCAGCTTTTATTTGATAAACTTTTGAACTTGAACTAAATTGTATAAAATCACCAGCTTTAACAGTACTTGAATTATCTACATTAGCTAATTGTACATCTTCTCCGCTTGTGTTAACATCAACAATTGTAGCTGTTAAACCAGATTGATCAATTATATTTCCATTAGCAAAAGTTAAATTAATATTTGATGGTAAATTTGTAGTTTTAAAATCAATTCCATCTGTTATACCTAATAATTCTGCTTCAACTTCATCATATTTTATTTTAGTTAATAATGGTAAATTTACTTCCATAGAATAAAATGTTGGACTGCCCCTTTCTATTCTGGCATATCCTGAATTAGATATTGATTTTCTAACTCTTGCAGACCTATTTAATGATATATTATTTGTATATTCAAATATTTTTGACATTATTATCTCCTATTCCTTAAACCGGCAGTATTTCTAGTAAAATTTTTATTAGCTCCACCTACTTCAGAGGGACTACTTGTTATAACAGCTTTAATTTGATCAATTGCTCTTTGATCTACATTTCCAGATATATTAAATGTATTATTAATTACATTTGCCATATTTCCTTGAGATTGATTTCTTGGTATTACAACTTCACCTGGTGTTAATAATGCAGGTACTCTATCTGTATATGGTGCACCTCCTGGAACAACTCCACCTTCACTAAATCCAAATATTTTACCAATAGATCCAAATATAGATTTACCACCAGTAACAGATTGAATAGCTTTAGCAGCAAGTGCTCTAGTTTCCATTCTAATTATTTGTGCTATAAATTCATTAGCTAAATCTCTAAAATTAAGTTTACCGGTTTGAACAAATTTAGCTATAGCATCTGTTAATGTATCAAAAACTGAACTACCAAGTTTTTCAAAATTAGTAGTTACATCTAATGCTTCTTTCATAGAATTTTTAATACCTCTACTAAATCCTTTTCTAACAGCATTAATTTCATCTAATTGTTTAGCAAATAAGATTTTAGATTCTTGAGCATAAGCCTCTCTTGCATTAGCTGTTCTTTCTAATTCTTTATTTTGTTTAGCTGTAGCAATTGCACTAGCTTTACCTGCATCACGAATAAAATGTCTATTCATTGTATATATTCGTTCATTTAAAGCAGCTAATCTTTCTGCATTTTTCTTTTGAGCTATTGCCGCATTTTTAGCCATGTCAAAATTAGGTCTTGAACTAGGGTCTCTTACAGCATCAGGAGTAGTTTTTGTTCCTGAAAATAATTCTTTTTGTTTTCTATTTAATTTTGTGTATGCATTTACAAGAGCATTAGCTTCAATCCTAATAGATTCTAGTTCTTCTTTTAAAATTTTTGCAGCTTCTGCAGCTTCTTTTGATTGTTTTGGAAATACTTTTAACTTAGAAATAAAATTAAGAACAGCTAATTGAGCTTCTTTCATTTTAACTATGAAAAAATCTTTAATTGTATCCACAACTTTCATTATTTGATCATTAAATGCTATAAATGCTGTAATAGCTAATTGTATTGCTGTTACAATAATACCAACAATATTAGCTTTCATAACTACATTTAAAGTTCGCATATTTTTAGTAGCTGTAAGTATTTGTGCTGATAATAAAATAAATTGAGAAGCAATACCTGCAACAAATGTCCCTATTTTTAATCCTATAAATATTTTAAATGCCGTAATTAAAGCATCAATATTTCTACCTACAAATCTAATTGCTGATTCAATATTTCTAAATGCTTGAGATAATGATTGGCCTACCCTTTTTGCAAAATCAGATATAGCACTTTCATTATCAGAAAATTCTTTGTTTAATAATCTAATTTGTGATGTTAAACTTCCAAATAATTGTTCTGATACAATTTTTCTAAATTGAAAATATTTATCTTGTACCATTGATACTTGCCCAGTTAATGTATTAGCTAATTCACCTGTAGCTTGACCAAATTGTCCACCTTTACCAAATACTTCAAAAAATCTTTTTCTAGTTTCTTCAATTGATACTTTAGCACCAGCTTCAAATCCTAACATTGCTCTAACGCCTCTTTCCCTAAAGACATCAGCAGCAGCAATACCACCAGCAAATGCTCTTTGTATTTGAGTAGCAGTTTGTTGAAAATCTAAACCTGTAGCTGCAGCAACGTTACCTGTAATTTCTAATATTTTAGATAATTCACCAGCATCTTTTGCAATAACAGCTAAATTACCTGATCCTGCAGCAATTTCTTCTAATGAAAATGGAACTTTAGCTGCAAATGAAGCTAAAGCATCAAATGCTTTTGATCCCTCTTGAGCAGATTTAAATAATAGTTTAAATCTAATTTGTAGACTTTCTATTTGGTTTCCTGCTTGAAATGTATCTCTTATAAATTTTCCAACTCCAAAAGTTACAGCAGCTAATCCAGCAGCAACACCAACTTTTAAAGTTGTTCCAAGTGATGCAAAAGTTGCTCTTGATTTAGCAGCAGCTGCCTCTAATTGTTTAATTCTTTTTGAAGCAATAAATGCATTATTACCTAATTTATTTAAATCAGATTGTAATTTATTTACTTGGCTTTGTCCCTTAACATTAGTAATAATATCTAATTTTACAGCCATTTTTCCTTATCCGTTAGTTATTTCCACATTAACTTCATCAAAGTATTTTCCAAAAGCAGCCTCTATAAATTTAGTAGGTGCTTGTTGTGAATGTCCATTGTTAAGGAATTCTATATAGGTTGTACCATTTGTAACAATAATTTTATTTGGTTTATCTTTTGGAACCAATATATTTACATTAGACGTAACAGCAGGCGCTTTTTGATTATAATATGTTTCAGTGTATCCAATATACCAGCTATTTCTAGCTTGACCAGTATCAACTGGAGTTGTTAATTTTACATCAGCAAAAGCTTTTAATGCTCTTGATCTAAATTCCTGTTCAATTGCTTTATTAACATTTTTTTCAAGATCTTTAGCAGCAGTTTTTAGACCAATAGTTGTTATTGCCATTATATTATTTTGCCTTTATTTATTCCCTTTTTAATAATGTATCTTTGTGTACCATTGGCACCAATATTTACTTCTTTTTTAAGGTTTTTAAATAATTCTTTTTCTTTTAAATTTTTTTTAGCAATATTACTATACTGAGTTAATTTTTTAGTATCTCTCATAATTGCCTTTCAAGTGGGCAGTTTACACCGCCCCACTATTATTTAGATTTTTTAGCTAATTTTTTTAATTTATTAAAACCAGCTTCTAATTTTAAATCTTTTTGTGTATTACTATTCTTCATCATATTTAACGAAGGAAATA